ATGTCTGAAGCTGGTTTGTTGATTGAGTACGCCAACAATCTCGCTCGTACCTTCGGAGCGGAGCCTAACGCTGTTGATGTAGTACGCAGCAAGCCTAGGAAAGGATCTCATTGGATTGCCAAAGCAAACATTGAAGGTTGGCAGATTAGCGGCACAGGCAAAAAGCCGGCAGATGCGGTGAGCGTGCTTGTCCGAAGGCTAAAGAAGCTCAATCTCAATAACCTAAACGGCAAGCAATACGCGAAGAGGAGGGTCTAATGGTTTGGTTCAAGTGGGTAGCAAACGCACATCGAGATGCGGAGATCTCGGCGCTGACTGACACGCAGTTTCGCGCGTTCATTACGATCATTGGTGAGGTCAAGCTGCTCCGCTCCGGCGGAGTGTTCAAGAACCGACAGCACCTCAAGACGGTCATCGGCGCACGCCTGTTTAGGGGTGTGGAAGGCCTGTTGAAAAGTGGTCTGCTGACCGAATCTGGAGACGGTGTCATTGCCGTGTCGAACTATTCTCGATATCAAGTCGACCCCACCTCGACCTCTCGTGGAGAACGCTACCGAGCACGAAAAGAGGGTGGGTTGACGGACAGAGAAAGAGAAAGAGAGAGAGAACAGAATAGAACCCCTATATCCCCTAAGCGCTCTGGCTCTGGACGGCTCACGCCGCTAGGCGAGATCCTTGGAGTAAAGCGCTAATGGGAGCGCGTAAGCAGGACAACCCAACACGCAAGGCTCTGTACCAAAGAGCCTACCGAGAAAGGGTCTCACCTGAGAACTGGGCTATGCAGAAGTTGCGGATGCAGCTCAGAGGACATGGCTTGACGCTTGACCAGTACGCCGCATTGAGGGTGGCACAGGCTGACCGGTGCGCGGCGTGTAAGGAACCGCTTGAGTTCGATCGGTCACAGGCCGTGCATATCGATCACGACCACAACTGCTGCCCAGAGGTATCGGCTCCAGGCATGGTGTCATGCGGCAAGTGCGTAAGGGGCTTGCTATGCAATGTCTGCAACGGCGGCATTGCTTGGATTGAGCGCTATCCGCGGCGCTTGCATATGTGGATTGAGTATGTGAGGAGGGTAACGAAGTGAGCGCACACATCGCATTCGTCGGACCACAGGGGTCAGGGAAGAGCACGCTGGCAGAGATGCTGGAGGAGCGACGCAAGAGCCGCTACATCGTGCTTCCAATCGCGCAGACCATCCGTGAGGTGGCATCGCTCGCCTACGGCGTGGACTTCGACAAGAGCAAGCACTACGAGCAGCGCCGCCTAGGCTTGGATGTCAAGACCTCAGGCCGCGAGATCCTGCAAGACATCGGCGCGCAGCTGCGCGAACTGGATGCCTACTTCTGGATCAAGGCATGGCACGACGCGTTCCAGCGCTTGCAGCCGCTAGGGCGACCCATCGCCATTGACGATGTGCGTCTGCCGCTGGAGGCGCACTTCCTCCGGCAGCACATCCCAGGGATCACCATCGTGCGTGTGTTCGCCTCCGCAGCGGCTCGCACGGAGCGCCGTGGGGTGCTCCAAGGGGCAGCCGATGTGACCGAGCACGGCTATCTCCAGACCGAGTACGACTTGCAGATCGACACAACAGACTTGACAGCGGAGAAGTCCTACGCGATCCTCAGGCAATACATGGTGGATAACGGCAAGTGGTCGGCATCCCCAGAGGAGGAATCATGAGCAATGTCGCGCTAACGGAACTAGAGACCAGAGCAGCGCAGCTCGGCTATCACTACGACGGCCTAGTGCGAGTCGGTGAGCCACCACTCTGGACGGTGGTGCTCATTGACTCCGCTGGGTCGGAACTGACATTCCAGGGCGACACCATTGAGGGAGCCATCGAACTGGCAACGGATCGCATGGCAATCCTGTCAGGGTTGTGCGACCTGTGAGCGGCTTCGCCTATCTCGGCATCACGCTCATCGTCATCAACACTGCGCTCTTTCTCGTGGTGTTCGCTAGTCTGCCAATGAGCATCAAGCGCGGCATCGGTGTGGCACCATCGTTCATCTACCTGCTCACCACGGCAGCGACAGTGGTCTGGATCTGGAGGGCTTTGCAATGGCAGGCGTAAAGACCAAGCGCGCAGGAGCAGCCAAGCCGCCGGTATGGACGGTGACCAACTGCACCGACTGCGGCAAGGTGATTGACTACACCGACCCTAAGCGGCAGGTGTTCCCTGGCACGCGTGTACTCGTGATCCACGAGAAGGGCCGTCGCTTTGAGTGGCGGCACAAGGCGTGCGTGAAATGAGTCACATCGAGATCCTCACCCCTGAGCTGGATGAGGGCATCAAGTGCGTGCAAGAGGGCGCAGACGCGTGGTGCTATGACCCCAAGATCGGTCGTCAGTTCGCCAAGTTGAGCATCCGCTACACCGACGCTATTGCGCCGGAGGGCTGGTTCTTCCTCAACGAGCACATCTTCAACCGCGCAACCATCGCGGACTTGATCAAGGCAGGTCACCTAGAACTGCAACAGTCCGTGTTCACGCTGTCCGATGGCGGACACGCACGGCTAGGAAGGCTGGTACAGAAGTGAGCAAGATGAGCGACCTAGACATCGATCAGCAGAACGCTGAGAAGTCTAAGCGCGGTAAGCGCGCACGCAACAAGGGCAACTCATTCGAGCGAGAGGTCGCCGAGAAGATCGGCGGTGTGCGAGTCGGCCAGTACGGCGGCAAGACGGATGTGCAGTCTGACTGGATCGCCATCCAGTGCAAGGTCGGCAACGGCTCCTACTCGGAGCGCTACGACGGCTGGCTTCGCTCGGTGAAGGGCAACAGCAGCCAGATCACCGCGCTGGTGGTCGGCGACGCACCTGGACCTGGCACCAAGCGTCGCACCATGATCGTGCTTGACTTTGAGGACTTCGTGGAGCTGCTCAATCATGACTAGGGAAGATGTGACCCTGCTGCGCGCAGGGTTCGCCAAGACCTTCGCGCCGCATCTCGCAGAAAGCCGCCGCTGGTCTGCGTTCACCTTCATCGCCGACATCCTAATCGCACGATCCTTCAGCCAGCCCACACTCATCGTTGAGACCGGCTGCGCGCGGCAGGAGAACAACTGGAATGGCGACGGCCAGAGCACCGTGGTCTGGTCATGGCTGGCAGGTCAGTTGGATGGCTTCGCCTATTCGGTCGACATCAACCCAGACAATGTCAACACCGCTCGCGCACTGGCTCCGAGTGCTCGCGTCACCGTTGGCGACTCGGTGGACTTCCTCCGGCACTTCGGCAACGCATCGTCTATCTCGCTGCTCTACCTGGACTCATTCGACTACAAGACTGGCAGCCTAGACGCGGCAGAGCACCACTTGCGTGAGCTGCAAGCGATCTACGACCGACTACCAGCGGACTGCATCATCGCGGTGGATGACTGCATCACTCCGACCGAGGGCAAGGGTGCGCTCGTCCGGCAGTGGCTTGAGGAGCGCGGCAACCTTCCTGTCTTGGAAGGCTATGTCACGGTATGGCTCAAGTAGCATCCCTGCTCTTGAGTCTCACACTCCTGACTGGCTCAGGAGGACCGAGCCTCACACCGAGCGGCGTACCGACCGAGGGAGTCGCCACCTGGTACGGCAGCACCTCCTCTAAGGGCGAGAAGTACTGCGTCGGTGGGTACAAGCACACCTGCTCGCCGTACAAGTCCAAGGCACAAGGCGGCCGTGGTGGCGAGCTGGTGATGTACGCAGCGGTAGGGCGCTGGCGCTGGGGTGACAAACCGTTTAGACTGCTCGTCTGCCGGAAGGACGATGCGAGTAAGTGCGTGATCGTTGTGGTACGAGACTATTGTGGATCGTGTAAGGAGGGACTAAAAAAGCCGTGGACATCTCGCAGCCGAGCAATCGACCTAAGTCCAACCGCGTTCTCTCGTCTCGCGCCGCTCGGCAGAGGCGTGTTAGCAGTGACAATCGCGGACTACCCATTGAGCAGCGAGAGTTTCAGCAAGCCTGTGCGGCGTGGTCACTAAAACTCGAAGTCAAACTCAACGCGCTATTCAATCTGATGCCGCAATACGGTAAGAGCGTCCATTGGGCGCGCGAGCGCTACTACGGCGGCACCTTTGTCACCGACGCTGATCTGTACTGGGTCAAGTCGCGCATTGACGATCAGCCTGATCACTCCATCGCCGCGAAGATGCAACGCTACGCTGCGGCCGTAGATCTGATGTGCCGTGTCTGCGCTGGTGACGAGGACACCACGCCGACCTGCTGGGATAAGACCTGCCCACTTCGATCTGTGTCACCGCTTCCACTGAGGGTGCAGAAATGATGCGCTACGATTTCTGTGCGGCTGCGCGCCTTGTGGCGCTGCGGCCTCTCGCCCTGCCGGTGGTGTCCTCCCATCGGCAGGGTCTAACTTGGGGCAGCGTAGACGCTCGCACGACCATCATGGCTATTGCCGGTCAGCGACAAACGAGTGGTGCAACTCCACTCCTGCTCCACCACTACAGGAGGGCAAATGGCTAAGCAGGACAAGTTCGCCGTCTTGAAGGCGTGGGTCTCAGAGTCACAGACCGTCATGGGTCTTGACCACTGGGAGATCACCATCGTTGAGGCCGCCTCCGATGTTGACTCATGGGCTGACATTGACGCGCACCCACAGCAGCCAACCGCAGACCTGCGCGTCGCATTCGACTTCTGGAAGCAGGAGCCAGAGAAGCAGCGCCTGATCCTGACCCACGAGCTGCTGCACCTAGTGCTCGCACGCTATGCGCGCATCTCCGAGAACCTAGAGGAGTCTCTCGGCAAGTTGGCGTGGGCGGTGATTGAGCCGCAACTAGAGGACGGCGAGGAGCGCACCATTGAGCACCTAGCGCGCATCATCGCTCCCTACCTGTCGCTACCGGCATTCCCCAAGGCATGAGGGCGCAGCGACCATGTCTGACCTGCGGAGTGCTCACCACCTACGGCAACCGCTGCAATGTGTGCGGACCACGCAAGGCGACAGAGTGGGCGAAGAATCGCGGACCATCTCCCTATCGCAACGCCGACTGGCGGAGGCTCAGTATCCAGAAGCGCAAAGAGGTGCCGTACTGCGAGCTGTGTGGGCAGCGAGACGGCAACCCCAGCAACCCACTCACCGCAGACCATATCCAGCCGCTGAGTCAGGGAGGTGCGTTGATCGTACCGACCTACATGCTCCGCACGCTGTGTAGGGTTTGTCACGGCAAGATCACCAAGCATAGTTAGGAGGGAATCATGAGCAAGCCCATCATCATCGTTTCAAATACGATCCTCGCGCCCACTGGATATGGCCAGCAATGTAAACAACTGGCTCTCCGCATCAAGGCAGACGGCATCCCAGTCGGAGTCGCTGCGAACTATGGCGCACCTACCAACATGGAGGTTGAGGGCATCCAAATCTTTGCCGAGGGGCTGATCAAGTACGCCAATGACTCAGGACCAGAGAACATCGCCATGGCTGCCTCACAGGGTGGCTTTGGCATCACGCTGTTCGATGTGTGGGTAGCGATCAACGATGCCTACCACCAACTTCCCATCGTTGCCTGGGTACCGATTGACCACGACCCAGTACCACCGCGCGTCGCGGAGTGGTGCATCAAGGGTGGCAACAAGCTCATCGTGGCCATGAGCAAGCATGGTGAGCAGGCACTCCTGAAGGCAGGCGTACCGCGCGACCGCTTGGTCTACATCCCTCACGCCATTGATACGAAGATCTGGACGCACGAAGGGCCGACCTGCCGCGATGTGCTCCGCGTGCCGGAGGATGCACACCTGACCGTGATCACCGCGATGAACAAGGGCAAGCGCAAGTCATTCCCTGAGATGCTGAAGGCATGGGCGCTCTTCGCTCAGCAGCACAAGGATGCCTACCTGTACCTGCACACCGACCGCTGGGGTCACCTAGACGGCATCAACCTCATCCCTGTGCTCAAGGAAGTCAACGCTCCAGAGGATCGCATCCGATGGGTGAACAGCAGCCAGATGCGTGCAGGCATCCCAGCCGAGACGCTCGCCAGCATTATGCGCTCTGCCAATGTCCTGCTGCTCGCCTCACGCGGTGAGGGCTTCGGCATCCCTGTGATCGAGGCGCAGGCGTGTGGCACGCCAGTCATCGTGACCGACTGGACCGCGCAGCCTGAGCTAGTGAAAGACCACGGCTACATCGCCGAGGGTCAACTGGACTGGGACGAGATGCAAGAATCATGGTGGAAGATCCCAAGCGTTGAGAGCATCCTTGAGGGGCTCACGCTCAACTACATCGCCACACAGGCTGGCGAGATTGACCGTGCTGCACTGGCCGCCAAGATGTACGAGTACGACGCTGACTATGTTTACACGACCAAGTGGCAGCCGCTCTTCGCTGACATCTTCAGTGGCAAGATCCGCCTAGGCGTACCGGCTGAGCAGCCAGCCACGCTGAACCGCGCACAGCGACGGAAGGCTAAGTGATCGAGCACCTGTGCAAGCCTGGCGATATCCGTGGGCTTGGCAAGCGCCGCGCCTGCTCTCGCGTCCTGTACTGCAACCTATGCAAGAGAGACCTAGTGCCAGACGCACCTACCTGTGGCGAGTGCTCATACTGCCGCCGCACCGCAGAGCGCCGAGAAGGCAAGCCCTACTGGGCTGGCAAGGACTGGACACCCAATGCCAATCTATGAGTTCAAGTGTCCAACCTGCGGAAAGATCGAAGAGCGACTCCAGTCTGGCTTTGAGCCAGTAGTGCCACGGTGCGAGTGTGGACCTTGGATGATCTTGCAGCTCACGCCTAGTGCTGTGCTCTTCAAGGGCAAGGGCTGGGCGAAGCGCGATAGGGAGGGGCGGTCAGATTCTGAGTAGCGTGCACCCTACGGTACCCAGCGCCGAGTTCGTCAATCTCTTGTACGGTGTGGGTCCTACGAACAGTTGGGAGTTTTATTTGTGAGCGCGAAAAAGCCAGCAGACAAAAGGCAGAACAGATCGACCAAAGATCTTGGCGTGCTGCCTCAGATCGCTCTTGATCCTGCGGCCATTCCACCGGCACCTAGCCACCTGACCGAGCGCTGGGTCAAGTCATGGGAGATCTTCTGGCGCTCACCCTTCGCTCAGGTTGTGCAGCCAGCGCAGATGCCAGCGCTTGAGCGGCTCTTCTCGATGTACGACGAGCGCGAGCGAATGGACATCTACCTACGCGAGGAGCCGATGACCGTTGGCTCTCAGGGTCAGAAGATCCTCAACCCTATGTACCGACAGCGCACCTCAGTGGATGCCGAGATCCGCCAGCTAGAGGATCGCTTCGGTCTGCACCCCAAGGCAGGGCTGACCCTAGGCATCGTGTATGGTGAGGCGGCAAGAAGCCTGGAGGAACTCAATGCCAGAATCGCAAACGCAGCCTTCGCGGAAGCCGAAGCCGAAGCCGACCCACGCTACATTGAAGCCGGCAACGACTCCGCCGAAGAGGCCACTCTACTCGTCGCCGATCAGTAGTCCACCACCACCGTCGTGGGGTGGGCTGGTCTGCCGTTGGATTGAGACCAACCTAGTCCACGGTGAGGGCGACAAGTTCGGCGAGCCGTTCAGGCTAGAGCCGTGGCAGCGTGCCTACATCTGGCGTATCTACGAGTACGACGCAGCCACACAGAAGCGCACCGTGAAGCGCGCCCTGCTGGGTACGCCGAAGGGCAACGGCAAGACCGAGCTGCTCGCGGCTATCGCGCTCGCTGAACTGGCAGGACCGAAGGCTCCGAAGTCGCCGAACATCCCTATCGCTGCGGCATCGTTCGAGCAGGCTGACCTGCTGTTCGGCACGGCTCGGATCATGCTGACGCAAGGCCCACTCGCCAAACTCTTTGAGGTCTATGACACCGAGATCCTGATCAAGGATCGCCCTGGGCGTATGTACCGCGTCGCCGCTGCGGCTGGCACCAACGACGGTGGGCGACCTACTTGCTTTATCGCGGACGAGTTGCACGAGTGGACAGGCAACAAAGAGCGCGTGCATCTCGTGCTCTCCAACTCTCTTGCCAAGCGAGCCGAAGCGCTGGAGTTGAACATCTCAACGGCAGGCTCCGACGAGAACACGCTGCTCGGCAGGATGCTGACCTACGCCAAGCGCATCTCGTCTGGCGAGGTGATCGACCCTTCCTTCCTAGTCGAGTGGTGGGCTGCTGCTGATAGCCACGACCTAGAGACCGACACTGGCCGTAGGGCTGCACTAGAGCAGGCGAACCCAAGCGCACCGGCATTCGTAGACATCGACCGACTGCTCGCACGCGCCAGCGAAGTGCCAATGCACGAGTGGCAGCGCTACCATCTCAACCGCTTTGTGCAGCCGCCAGACCGCTGGATTGGCGCAGAGGCATGGGCAAAACTGGCTGATCGTGAGCGCAAACTCATTCCAGGCGAGCGCCTGAGCATCGGCTTTGACGGCTCGTATGCGCGTGACGCTACGGTCATCACCGCCTGCACAATGGACGGTCACATCTTCCTGATCAGGGCGTGGGAGAAGTCCGACACCAACCGCGACCCAGACTGGACGGTGCCGCGCGGCGAGGTAGACGCAGTGATCGATCAGGTCATGCAGACCTATGACGCGACCATCTTTGCCGACCCTCCTGGCTGGTCTTCTGAGATTGAGGACTGGACGCGCCGCTACGGCAAGCGCGTGGCAGTCTTCAACACCGCCACGATTGAGCGGATGGGTCCAGCCGTTGACCGATTCTTTACGGCCGTGGCGACTGGCGAAGGGCTGCGCCACGACGGCAATCCGCTCCTAGCTCGCCACATCTCCAATGTCCACACGCGCCTGACGCGCTTTGGTCAGGTCTTGACCAAGGCATACAAGGCATCCCCAGACCGCATCGATGCTGCGATCTCCGCCTGTGTCGCCTTCCAGGGTGTAAAGTTCCTGCAGGTAGAACCTAAGTCAGCAGCGAAAGTGGAGTGGATCAACCTATGATTAGCAACCTTCTAGAAGTTGTGGGTGCAGCACTTGTGATTGCAGGTGTCGCGCTACTCTCTCTCCCATTGGGACTCATCGCACTAGGTGCGGCTGTTGCCGCTATCGGCTATACGCTAGGAGACCGTAAGTGAGCATCCTTCGCCGCATCCTTGGTGAGCAGCGTGCCGTAGGTGGCACCTGGATTACGGACAAAGAACTCAACGCATCGTCAGCCGGTGTTGCAATCAACAGCCAGACGGCACTCACTATCGGCAGTTATTATGCGGCCGTAAAGTTGTACGCAGATACGGTAGCCTCACTTAGCTGGGATACCTTCATTCGCATTGACGGCACGCGCCGACCATACCGACCCTCACCATCTTGGATGACGATGCCTCAGCCGCTGGCACCTAACTACACTGCCTTCGATCTTAAGCATCGCATGGTCAGCAGTCTCCTTATCGATGGCAACTGCTTCGTTCTTTTTATTAGGGGTCGCAACGGCGACATCGTTGAGATGCGCGTACTTGATCCGAACCGCGTCACTATCAAGATGGTTGACGGCTCGCCGATCTACACCGTGACTGGCGATGACAAGGTAGGCGTTGAGTTGACCTCCGACGCGATTCTGCACATCCCACTCTTCGCGACTGGCTCTGAACTGCGCGCACCATCGCCTGTCGAGCAGCACCGCACGACGCTTGGTCTTGCCAGCGCCACGCAGCTATACAGCGCCAAGTTCTACGAGCAGGGCGCAGCGCCATCCGCCGTGATCAAGATCCCTGGCGAGTTGACGCAGGATCAGGCAGACTCACTCCGAAACTCGTTCAGCCGCCGTCACGAAGGCATTGAGAAGATGCACAAGATTGCGGTGCTGACCGGCGGTGCAGACTTCCAGCAGATGTCAATGAAGATCAGCGATATGCAGTTGGTTGAGACAATGCACTGGGGCGTTGAGTCCATCGCTCGCCTAATGGGCGTTCCACTTCAGTTGCTGCAATATCCAGAAGCGACCTCATATGCATCTTCTGAGGTTCTCATGCAAGCCTGGTTGAGACTTGGACTAGGCCCCTTGGTTGCGCGGCTAGAGGCTGGATTGCAGCGTCTCGTGCCAGGTGCCGATCAGACCTTTATCAAGTTCAACATTGATAGCCTGCTTCGACCTACGACCAAAGAGCGCATGGACGCGTATGCAGTTCAGCTCCAAAATGGCATCCGCTCCTTGAACGAGGTCAGAAGGCTGGAGGACCTTGCCGACATTGAAGGCGGCGATCAGCACTGGAAGCCACTCAATATTGGCGTAGTTGGTCAGGACCCACAGGCTTGAGCTACATCATTGTTGACCTAGACGGCACGCTCATCCTTGACAATGAGCAGCCGAATCAGCCGCTGATTGATCTTCTTAATGAGGAGGTCATGACTGGCGACAAGCAACTCATCGTGGTGTCGGCTCGCAGCATTGAGCGCCTAGAAGAGACGCGCGCATGGCTTCAGGAGTACAAGGTCGCTGGCGTTGAAGAGGTACACCTCAACGACTTTGACGGCTCGCCCTTCGCCACCGGCTTGGCGTTCAAGGAGTACAAGTACGGCCTTCTCAAGGAGCAGTACGGCGAGGAGTTGGAGTACGCGATTGACAATGACCCAGCCGTTCGCGAGATGGCTCGCGGTTTGATGATTGAGGCGTACTCTCCGGAGGAATATCTCGCCGACGAGGAGCGCGCCGTATACGAGGTTCCTGACTACATCCGCAATGCAGCAGCTCGTGGCTTGTCATTCGTAGAGGACGGCCGCGCAGGCGAAGGCTTGCAGCCACAGACCATCGCTGAGGCGCGCGAACTCGCAGCCGGTCGAGCAGACACCGACAAGGTGATCCGCATGGCTGCCTGGATTCGCCGTCATCGTGGCGACTGGGAAGGCGTGCCACAGAATCAGGATCAGGACAACGAGGACTTCCCAGGTCCAGGCGCTGTTGCTGGCTTCCTGTGGGGTGTGGAAACAACTGACCGCGACGCGACTGATCGCGTACTCTCGTGGGCAGATGCTCTTATCGCGGCTGAAGATAGGGAGATTGTTGATATGAAAGAGAAGGAAGTTCGCTCGCTACCAATCGGCGAGTACCGTCTTGCCGAGGCTGACGCTGACGGACAGCGCACCTTCACTGGCTACGCCGCGATCTGGAACAGCGCAAGCGCTGGTCTTCCATTCGAGGAGCGCATCGCGCCAGCCGCCTTCAAGCGCTCGCTGGCTCGCGCATCGGCAGGGCAGAAGATCATCTCCTTCCTGTTTGGTCATGACGAGACGCGCGCTCTGGCAACGACCGCGAGCGGCCGCCTTCAGTTGACCGAGGACGAGACTGGTCTGCGCGTTGAGGCGAAACTAGACCCAGCCGATCCAGACGCTGCCAAGGTGATCTCGATGCTGACGCACGAGAGCGCCGCTGCCGGTATGTCATTCGGCTTCCAGAAGGTTCAGGATGCGTGGGATGGCAATCAGCGCACGATCAAGGAAGCCAACCTGTTCGAGGTGAGCATCCTTGCTGCCGGTGGTCAGACCCCTGCCTACCCTGCAACCCTTGGTCTCACGGCAATCCGCCAAGTCACTGCGCCAAAGATCGGCGTAGAGGCTGAGGCGTTGATGGCCACACTTGAGTCAGTCAAGGCTGGACGAGAACTGTCCACCGAGGAAGTGGCTGTCATTGATGCTGTCCGCTCGAAGCTCGCGCCAAAGCAGGAGAAGGTCATTGACCCATCCGTCGCTGCGGCAATGCTGGCGATTGTAGCGGCAGAAGGTGAAGCACTCTAGGTCTCGTGCCTGCGCCCCACCGCCCTGAGTAGGCGAGTCCGCGTTAGAGCAACCCACCGAGGAGAGCAAAAAAGATAGTCCGCCTATGTGCGGAGAAAGGAAGTGGACACTATGTCCGACTTCGCAAATCTCGCTGACAAGCGAGCAAACCTCCTGACGGAGGCACGCGGCATTGCCGTTGAGGCCGCCGATAAGGGTCTCGCCCTGGAGGGCGAGGACAAGGCGCGCTTCGAGAAGCTCATCGCAGAGGCTGGCACGCTTGCCGAGGCGATGAAGTCCGAGAAGAACGCTACCGAAGCACGCAAGGCTGCTGACGAGGCTCGCGCCGAGTACGCCGCTGTTGTTGCTCCAACGGCTCCTAAGACCAAGACGGATTCCGAGCGCCTTCGCGCACTCGGTCTTGCCGGCGGTACGGAGATCTTTGAGCAGCGCGATGTGACCAAGAGCAGCAACCTGGGTGATCCTGTGGCAGTGTTCCCACGAGTGAATGTCGTGGCTGCTCAGATCAACCCCTTCATCAACCCAGCAGTGGTTAATGTGATTCAGGTTGCAACTGGTAACGCAATCAAGTTCCCACGAGCCACGGCTCTTGGGACCGCGACTGCACCAGGCGAAGGTGGCACGATTGTTGAGAGCGACCCAACCATGGGTACTTTGCAGCTAACGCCATCCGGCTTCAAGATCCTCGTTCAGGTATCCGAGGAACTTGTCGCCGATAGCGCTTTCTCACTGGCTGACTTCATCTCGGATGCGGCCGGTCAGGCTGTGGCCGTAGCACATGGGGCTGCCGCTGGTACCGCTGTTGTTGGTGCTTCAACCCTTGGCGTAACTGGTGCGACTTTCGTGCCTACATATGCCGAGCTGAACTCGCTCCAGTACAGCGTTCGTCAGCAATACAGGTCGGCTCCTAAGGCTGGCTTCTTGATGTCCGATGCGACCCTTGGAACGATCCTTGGAATCACATCGTCCAGCCTTCCGCTGTTCCAGCCAGGTGGTCAGGGTGGCGTTGATCGCCTTCTTGGCAAGCCTGTCTATACGGCTGGCGGCATCGCCGACATTGGCGACAATAACAAGCCAATTCTCTTCGGAGATTTGGGGCAGATTGCGACTGCACTCGTGGGAGGCATCACTGTCTCCGTATCGCGTGAGTACGCTTGGAACCTTGGTTTGGTGTCGTACAAGGTCGAGGTTCGCGGCGCGACCGGCCTTCTGCAGCCAGACGCAGTCAAGCACTACCTCTGCGCCTAATCCGTTAGGAGCAACGCGTAGTCAGTGGGGATGGGGAGCCGCTTCGGCGGCTCCCCTGAACCACAAGTAAGGAGATCAATGCTCGTTCGACTTTGCAAGCGACGCGGTGAATATCCAAGCGGCTCAATCGTTGACCTGCCACAGGCAGAGGCGGAGAGCCTGATTGGGTTTGGCTTGGCTGAGGCTGTTGCAGATGTCGACGCAGAGGCACCAACGCGGCTCGTAGAGCGCGCGAAAGTATCAAAGAATATGAGGACTGCTACCCTGCCAACAGAGACCGCCAGCGTGGCGGAAATCGTGGAGCCTGAAGCGTGAGCCTAACGACAGGGCAGACCGCCGTTGG